GTTACGCCAATTTGAATAAACCGTCCAACTGTAAACGTCTTGCCAGATTGAGTGGTAAGCGTTTTAGAGCCAGTTCCTATAGCTAGGCTAGTGGTACTGGTTCCTGACATTGCTGTAGCTGTAACTGCGCTTGCGGCTGCCGCATTTGCACTAACTAAAGCGGCTGCTGCTGAAGCGGCTGCTGCTGCTGTTCCTGCAACCCATTTTGTAGAATTAGCAGATGGTTCAAAGTTAATATTGTTAGCTACTAGCGATTGATAAAACACGCCGTTAGATCCAATAACATTGGAATTAATAGGGTAGGTAACTGTAGCTTTCCAGCTTATGTTAATTCTGATCCAATTAGATGGGTTGGAGATAGGGTTCTTATTAATATTGCCCGCGCCAGTAGAAGTATAAATAATACCATCTGAACCTGTGACGTTAGCATCTAAGCCGTATGTGATAGATGCTTGCCAAGCTACTGTTGCTGGATTAGCCCAGTAAGCTGGTGAAGAAACAGGATTGTGGTTAATATTATTGTTAGTTAATGATTGATATAAAACTTCATCTGAACCCGTTACCATAAAACCTGTTTGGTAAGTTTGGCCTGCTGACCAAGCAATACTGTATAGCAAACTCCAGTATGTTCCACTGCCTGATGCTGTTGGGTCATTACCTTGGTTACCGTTTAAAAGGCTTTCATAATAAACGCCATCACTTCCTCGAACCACTTGCCCTGCTGAGTATATTTTACTAGCAAGCCAAGGCGTACCAAAGGCAGAAGTGGTTTCTCCAATAGGATCCCGCACTTCTATTTGTACGTCACTAGAGTTTGTTAATATTGCTTTAGCAACGCCATCAAAAAAGATGTTAGGCTGCCGACCTGCTGCTGATAATAGAACAGGGTTTGGATTAGCAATGGATAAATTAATATCTGAGTATGTATCTTTAGGCGTACTGGTTCCAGTTTCGTAAAAATAAATTTTACCACTAATTAATGGATCGCCTGCATCATCAAAATATTGGTCTGCTAAATTGCCGAATCTGCTCATTGTTAATATGTCCTATTTATCGTGCGTTTACGTTGTTGATACAGCTCGTTATCTTCTACTTCCTCACCCGCTGATAGACCTGTGCTTATCGGCACTAGTCGATTTGCAGAAGGTTGTAATGCTTTTGCACCTCGTCGCAAAGATGCTTGTGAAGCAGTTTGTCCCGATACAATTTGCTGCCCAGATTTAGATGCAAGTCCTTTCGCAAGTACCATGCCCCCCAAAGTACCAGCTAGTCCGCCAGTTGAAAAATCAACCAATGTACCAACTGCATCACCCGCTACATAACCTAGAAACCCAGTTCCAGCTAGCGAAGCAAATATAGAGCTTGATTTTGCACCTTCTGACTCTAGCTGTTTGATTTGAGCCGTTGCCTTATCAACCGTTTCTTTTTGAGCTAAAATTGCAGGCGAATCTAACCCCTTACCTTCTTGCTTGAGTCTAGCAATTTCTTTTTGCGCATTTTTACGGGTAGTTTTAGTCGCGCTTTCTGTTCGTGATTTTTTAGTAGCATTTAATGACTCTAACTCTTGTTTTGTGTTGTTTGCAATTTTTTGAGACATGCGATTAACTTGTTGCGCTTCTTTTATAAATGGCGCCCTTCCTGTTGAGACTTTTCCTTTAGTAAATTTGTCTCCACTTAAAGTGCTAATCCATTCTTTTGCTGTAAACGCGCCACCATTTTGAGATGCCACAGCTTTCTTGCTGACACTTTCTAGCAACTGCTTTGTGCTGTATTGTTTTTGAGTTTGGTTAAACGCCGCTAAAGATGGTGCATCTAACTGTTCTTTTATTGTTTTTGTAAGGTTTTGTTCTAACTTAGCAAATACAATATTAGACATTTCTACATTTGGATTATTACTGCTGCTATTAATGCTTTGTCTTGCGGTAGCTCTAATACCCGCTAAATCTTCCCCAGAAATACGACCTTGTTTGGTAGTAAGCGCCTTTAATTTTTGTAACATTACCTCTAAATTAGGATTAATTTTAGCTTGCTTTCCTATTGTTGCACTGTAAGTAGGATCTGCATTAATAGCCCTGTCAGTGTCTTCCCGTAACTTTTTAATACTAAGCCTAAACACTCTAGGTTTTCCATTTGGCAACTGCTTAAGCATCTGGTATCCATGATTAGACCAAGCACTTTGCAGTTCCCTTGTAGCCTCTAGGTAAGCCTCGGGTTTGCCAGATGTTAGTTGTTTACCTATACTTTCCCTTACAGCAATAGGCGTACCCTCTGGAATAGCCGCCTTAAATATATTAGATCTTAAAGCAAACTCACTAGCATCTTGTTGTTTATTAGCCAATACCGATATTGCACTGGACTCTTTTGACAGAGCATCCTCTACTGACTGAGCTATCTTCAACTTATTGCTTTTAAGGCGATTCTGTGCGTTCTCCACATTCATATCGCCAGCTTCTCTACCTTTTCCTGCTTTTTTTAAGTTTATATCTAGTTCTTTTTCAACTTTTGCTAATCGCTGAATCAGCGGTTCTATTTTAGCAGATTGTTGAGCTAACAGCGTAGATTGCCCCCAAAAAGCAGAACCAATTACGTCACGATAAGTAGCTTTTAAACCAGCAGGAGCATTTTCTGCAAGAGTAATAGGTGTAAATGGCTCATCTTTAACATCTAAGTCTTTTTCTATTCTGCGGCGAGTTGCTACGTTGATACCTTTACCTAATGCGCCTAAAACTCCTGATGCTGCTCCGCCAAACATTGCGCCGCTTGCTGCACCTTCTAATCTATCTCCTTCATCTGTTGCTCCCGCCCCTGCTACAGCACCAATAGCCGTTCCTTCTGCAACCAAGCCTTTCATTCCATATTTTACCGCTGCTCTGCCCAGCCCAAAAATACCTGTGCCTAAACCGCCTAGCATTTGCAATGTTAAAGATGCTGCTGGATATTGATCTTTATATTCGTTTTCTTCGTCTACAAGCTGTTTAAAGTAAGTATTGTAAGCCGTGTCATAATCTACACCTTGAGACGTTTGACCTGCTGCATAAACAGCCGCTAACCCCTCGTTTCCCCAGCCAAGAGTAAACCCGTCTAAAAGCATTCTGGCTGCTACGTCTGGATCGTCAGTCCAGCTTCCTTCTTCAAGGTTAACAGGACTACTGCCTAGAAGGTTAGATACTTGATCTTCAGTAGACATGTTATCTGGCTCGTCTTTGGGCATTTGACGAAGGTAGTCAGCCAGCTTTCTGGCATCTTCTGTGTCGCCCGCTTTATCAGCGGCAATTAACGCTGCACCAACTTCCTCTCTAGTTACAGCCATAGTTATTGTGCCCCAGATGAAGAGTATTTATCAACTAAGCTCTCAATCTCTGGCGATCCATACCCCGCATTGCGTATTGACTCTTGAAATACTGGGTTTCGCACAGGCGGAGCAACATAGTCAGGGTTATTCTTATTCAATCTGTCTTGCTCGTCTGTATCTAGATTTGCAAGAATCTCATCCATAGTCAAGTTACCGTTACTCATTTTCATGGCTACTACCGCATCTAGCCTTCTAATTGCCATATCAAATTCTTGTGCATCCATAGTTCTATTTGGAAGCATTTCTGTTAATACTCTTTGGTCTCCCTCGGTAAATGTACCTTCTCCAGCTCTCCTAAACACATCTTTCATCAGAGATAACATTTGTTTTCCAGTAGTTTCAAATATTCTGGACTCCGTGCTAGATGCTGGTAAGTTTCCTTGCAAAACACCAGTTAAGCTAGGTGCTATGTTTCCGTAATTATTTTTTAGATCTTTAGAAACTAGTTGATATGAGCGATAGTCGCTTGCTTGTTTTTTCTGTGTTTCCGCACGAGCTATGCTAGCTTCTGACGGTGTATTGTTTTTCTGCTTTAGCTCTTGTTCTTTTAGCCTCACTTGTGCAGCTTGGTAGTCCGTCATACCTTTATCTACAGTTTCCGGTCTTTTTAACAAGTCTAGCTTATACGCTTTTTCTAGCTCTTGACCGACAATGGTTGTGGCTAAAGGAATGTTTCCTTCATTAACAATGTCTAACAAACGAGTAGTGTTCGTAGGATTGCCATTTAACTGCTTAAGCATGTCTATTCGATTATTTAATAACTGTTTGGCCTCTTCTACATAGCCTTTACTAAGCATGTCACCCACTTGTGCTAGGTCTGCAAGACCAGCCTTTTTTCTATCGTCACTTAGCAGCTTATCTTTGGCTTCTAGTTGATTGTTAAACTCAAAAGACTTACCTTTAACCGCAGCACTTAATCTTTGCATCATTCTTAAAGGATCTTCTGATGAATCACTTTTGCTAGCCGAATTGAATTGTTGCATTATGCTTGGGGAACCGCCTGATGAACCATTGTTAATAAACGCAGGTGTATTGGAACCTGATTGCGGCGATACATTGTCGCCCATAAGTGATCTAGCGGGATCTGCATTATTAGTTGCTACTCGCGGCATATCTCTAAGTTTTTGTGCGTTTTCAGGACTTTGATAGGCCATTATGTTAACTCCGAATATTTAACTTTCAAGTAGCCTTCTGCGCCCATTACAACTGCTTCAGGGTTTAGTTTCATAGCTTCTTGAGCCATTACACCGATTCTAGGCTGTTGAGGGTCTGCAATTTCAGATCCTTTTTCTGTCCAATCCCATGTATACAAATTATGCCTGCCAATTACACCAACTTTTACAATGTTAGTCTTAAGTCTTTTGTCACTAAAAGAGTAAATTTGCGCTGCTGTTTGCCCAGCTTTCATAAGGTTATCCATTTTAGATCCACCGCTATTTGCACCAACTTTAGGCAATCCAGCCACTTGTGCGCCCATTGACGTTTGTACACCAGCTAATAACTGACCTATTTGTTGTTGGCTTAATCCCATTTGCGTGCCAGCAGTTTGAAGAATAGTAGCTATGTTACCTGAACCAGCGCCAACTGTGTCTCCTACTCCCGCACCTTGTTGATTAATAAGAGCTGATAGCGCACTAGCGGTATTATTAACATTTTGTCCAATAAGTTCTCCTGCTCTGGTTCGGCCTGCTGCCACTGTGTTGCCTGTTCCATAAGCCATATTACCAACCTCAGAACCACCTTTATAAGCTAGAGTTCCTAAAGCCTGACCTCCGCCGTAGGACATGTTGCCCAAGGCATTTCCACCTTGATAAGACATGTTTCCTAGCTCACTTTGCAATCCTGCTTGTGCCGCTGAACCCTGCATACCAAGATCAGATAACCCTCCAAGACGATTATATTGATTAGCAAAATCTTGTTGCGCTAAACCCATAGCTTGACGTTGTAATTCTTGCTGAACATTACCGCCACCTAAACCACCTGTTGCTGCTGCGTTACGCAGGACAGATCGCTCTCCTTGCTCTCTTAAATATTGTTGTTCAGGAGACATGTTGTAATTGTTAAAAGCTGCTTGTTGTGCCGCTTGTCCTTGTGCGCCTGATTGTGCGCCCATTAAGTTTAAAGCTGCGTTACCTTGACCAGTGTAGTTGTTAAAATAATTTATACCTGCGCCAAGATCTGCCCTGCCTGTATTAACACCTGCGCCAATATCTGCTCGGCCTGTGTTAACACCTGTTCCAATATCTGACCTACCTGTATTTACACCTTGTGTTACGGCGGTAACACCAGCATTTAAACCAGATTGTAACGCATCTTCCGATCCTAACAGTCCAATTCTAGGCTCTCCAGACCTTGCAGCATCTTCTGCTGCCTGCCCGCGAGTATCATACATATCATAATTAGTGTTTAACACATTTGCATCAGCACCAAGGTTTTGTGCGTATGCGCTAGGATTAATAGTTCCTCCCGCTTGATATCCAGTGTCACCTGTTTGATAGCCTGTATCGTAAAAGCCACTGTTCACTGCTGTAGTGATAGCATCTGTGTTCTGCCCTGCTGCTGCAAAAGACTGTCTTACAGCATCAATACCGCGTGTAGCAATCTCATTATTCCAATAATCTAAACCTGCTTGCTCACCTTGCCTTCCAATAGTTCCATATAAAGATTCAGCGTTCATTGCTGGTGCAAGTGGACGACCAGAAGTGACAACAGAGTTAGTGCCTACGTTAAGAGCAGGCGGATTAAAAGGGCTTTTATTTTGACGGTTATTGCCTAATGGGTTAACAATAGATACCATTACATGCCTCCTTGTGCGGTTTGAGCTATGATGGCAGACATTTGATCAGGTGTTAAACCTGTTCCTTGTTCCGGCTGCCTCAACCCAATGTTATTATTAGTAATAAACGGGGGTAAATTTTGTTGCATGTAAGATGGATCTACAGCGATACGTTGAGAGCGAAACTGATCATAATCTACTGGTCTACCCATGATTGCATTTTCATATTGGGGCATAGAATTAATTATGGTTTGCTGCGCACCAGTATTGCCTTGTTGAAAAGCTGACAACTGCTGTGGCAGAGCTTGACCCATAACATCTAATGAGCCTTGATAACCCATGTTGCGATTTTCGTCACTAGCACCAAATAACTTTAACAAATCATCCCGAGCTTGCTCACCCTGTTTAGTTACGTACTCTTTAGCCCCTGAGTTTGCCTCTTCTTGTGCGCCCGTTTCGTTGCCGCCAAACATATCATCGATCATGTCCATTGTATTGCCTCTTTTAATTCTTCTCTTGTCATGCCAAAAATCCACCTGTCTACCACTATACCGTCTTTAATGTAACTCTTACGATCTACACCTTCCAGTACAAACCCTACAGACAATACAAACCTTTTTAAATGCTTGTACACAACAGGTATTGTTGCGTTTAGCTTTTGATATTTAGTGGCGTTAACTAATATCCATTTGTATGTTTCATAAAAAAACGCTTTATTATACTTGGCTCTATGCTTCTTAAAGACCTGTGGATGAAATTCTAACACAATAGAATTTAAAGGTTTTAACTGCGCCAATCCTATTATATCATTATTGTCAGTAATAAGTAGCCATGCAGATTTCATGTCTGGTTGGTACTTGTCTATAGTCATTCCGTCCTCTGCATTGTTTAAAAATTCCGGCATTGCAGCTATAGACTTAATAAAGTCAACGTCATAAATACGCTGTATTATCAAACTACAGCCCAACCTTTTGTCCTGTTACCACCAACAGAAGCTAACATTTTCCTGTATTGAACAGGACTTAATGGCGTTGTTTCATCAATATACAAGCTGTATTGCGGAGCTTCTAAAACGCTTTCTGGAGAACCTTTACCCACGATAGGTAGGTTATTAGATACTTCTAAAGCCCAGCTTCTAAACGTCTGTTCCATTTCTCCATTATCATTTGTTATAGGTTGTGAGGCATTTAATCTCATTACACAATATCCGCTGTCAGTTGAATAATAACTGGTTTAACAGGTTCGGAAAACGTAAAACGAAAAACATCAAATCGTGCAACACGACCATTTCTGCGCCATATAGATCGCTTGTTATATTCGCCTATTTTACCAATACTTCTTGCGCGCTCGTCTTTAAATGTCTTTCCGCCATCAGAGCTAATATCCATAATAACCTGTGGATTGACAGCAGCTTTATTGCCTACTCCTGACTCCATTGTTAGCTCAATGCTTGGAACGGTAAATGATTGCATATTGTTTTGAAACGGTTGAGAAGCAACGCGCCTAATAATAGCGTTGTCATATTCAGTGTAAACATTGTTATCTAAAGAACCTATACGACCGTCCTGAGAATCACCCACTAAGGTTAAGCCATAAGCAGAGGTAACTGAGTTAATACGGGAACGAATAGTATCGCCGTTTACATTTGACTTTCTTTCATGCCATCTGCCGCTAATAACATCAAACACCAAGGTGGTAGACGGAATAGAAAAGCCTACAAAATATGCACCTTTTTTAGCGTAAGACCAAGCAAAAGCATTGGTTATTTCTTCATTAGTAGCTGTAGCTAAAATAGAATCAATAGCAGTTGTTGACACTTTAATATAATTATTACCTTCAAACGCCCATATTGCTGGAGCTTCATTTTCTCCGCCACCAATAAACATAAAAGTATCGTTAGCGCCAACCACTGAGAATGGAGCTTTTATACCTTTGCTTAAAAACAAACCAGAACGCTGGAATGGAAAATCAGCACCGCCAATGTTTTGAAAGGCTTCTGTTGTTTCGCTACCGCCAATAAATAACTGATTGTTAAATACTATTGGAGCAACAATATCATCTGGATCGGCTTCTGCTGTTCCAAAGTCTAAAGCGTTATAAGACAAGCCATTGTTTAATGCAGACACAATAAACTTTTTAGTGTTAGTCGTAATAGCAAAGTAACCATCTATAAACACAACCTGTTGAGGCGCGCCATTAGCCGTAAAATCTGTATCTGTAATTTCAGTTAAGACAGGTGGATTGTCAGTCAAAATATAACCGCTGCCACTAGGTATCAATATCATTAGCTGTGTACCGTTATCAGCTAAAGACACTCGGCCTGAACCGCTTATCTCTCCTAAATTACTAAGTGTATTGTCTGCGTTTAAGCGGTATAAGGCATCACCATTAATAAAGTAAGGTATGCCATCCATTGTATGACTGCCCCTGTTCTGCTCTAACACTGTGCCGCTAGTAGCAAGCTGTGTTGTTCCTGCGGTTCCGAACAAAGTTTCGGTGGATAAAGCTGGAACCGTCACCACGTTAGGATACCAGTTTGTACATTCTTGGGCTGATATCGGCAAACTGTCGCTAAGATAAAATCCGTTGGCAATAGGTAATATTGCAGCAGTCATTAACTAGCCCTCAAGATGGCACTTGATACAAGCAGGTTAACCGTGGAATCTACATTACTAACATAGAGTTCAACATAGTCTGTTGCTACAAGAGCTTGAGCATACGATAACGTCATGCTAGTTTTTTTACCGCTTGTTGCACTGCCTGTTACTTTAGAAGTTGCTACAACAGTACCGTTGAGAGCTAGCTGGACAAATAGGTTGACAGTAGAGCCGGAGACAGGCTCAACAGACACTTGACCTGCAATGGTTGCGGTAATGCCTTTGGAGCCGTTGTACGTGATTCTACCGCCTGTGGTAGCTGTCATTTGTGAAGAGGCACCTGCTACCCATACACCAGCAATCAATACAGGTGTTCCGGCTGTCGCAATAACTGTTGCAGCAGAGTTGCCTTGTAGTGTTGCTAGGCTTGAAGTTCTAGTATCAGCAATGGTGTTTCCACCTGTAAACTCCCACGATTTATCTGTAGGTAAAACATTACTTAAAGCAGCACTAGCTGCCCCGCCAAGTAAAAAAGGTGACTTAACACTACCTAATTGACCTGTCGCTATATTGGCGCTTGATGCAGCACCCTTAACAAAAAATGAGTTAGAAGCTAATGTTGAAACAATACTGTCAGAAAGAAAAGATTTAAAGGAAGCAGTACCAAGATTGTAGACCGCGCCTGCTGTCATATTAACCGTTGAATAAGTATGAGCCAATCTATCAAACGCACCTACAAACTCCATACCATCTGCCGCTGTAATTAAGCTGCTAAAGTTTTGTAATAAATAAGTGCTGGCAGTTGATGTAAATAATCCAATCTTATTACAAGTGGCAATAGTCACGCTGTTAAGGTTAAATGTCTTGGCTGATGTATCTGTTACTTTAAATGCTCTGGCATTGGCACAACTTAGGGTTAAGTTTTTTACTGTGCATGTCTTGTCTGCGGAAGTTATCATGTCGCTTGTGCCGCTGTAAGTCAGGCTGGTTAGCCCTTGATCTAAACCCGCTAAAATACAGTTGTCACCCATTACTATTCTGTTAGCAGCAATATTGATATCTTGAATTAATTGATATTCTGTATTAGCTAGTAAAGTAATAGCACCTGCAACAGCAGAAGGTAAGTCAGCTAATACGCTAACAATAACAATATCACTTGCTTTAGCTACGCCAGTAGTAGCAATAGTAATTGCATTACTAGAAGCTGTAACCGATATCCCACTACCCGCCACAATAGATGCAATAGCAGGGCTGGCGTTAGTTGGATTAATTAAAACAGGTGAGCCAGTCGTGTCTTGTGTAAAGTTATGCTTAATAGTAATACCGTTTTCTGATGAAACAGCAGTATAAATACCAGCGCCAGCTTCTAAGTTTCTAATATTGTTAACAGTGTTTTGCTTGTCTAAAACAGGCGTACCACTTACAGCACCTTCTTGTACGATAGTGCCAGTAACACCCAGTCCCGATACAAAGTTTGTGTAAGGTATTTTATAGTTAACACCATTAACAAAGTAATCCATACTTGCATTAGTAAGTACCGTTGTTTGTGCGGGGAATAGACTTTTTTTACGCCCGTTTGCTCTGTTAGACATTCATATCACCTATGTAGTTTTGTTCGTATTTTGCTCTAAGCCAATAGCGCCTGTTGTTTCCGCTAGTATTTCAGCCTCTCTATTAGGGTAGAAACCAGTAGTTAATCCCTCATCGTCATTTTCATTTCCTGATCCAATAGATAAAGTAGAGGGCATAAAAGACGTTGGTATACGTTGTCCTATCTTCCGCATTACCTTCATACCTTCTGTTGCGGAAGATATTAAAGCTGGCGTGACTGTTCCGTTATAGTCTGGAGAAACCTCTATGGACATATTGGCTATTAAACCACGTAACGCACCTGTGGGAATAGTTACCTCATCACCAAGGTTAGCAACCTCAGTATAACCAAGTGTAACTCCATCGGCATCTAGAGACAGCATAAAATTATTCATTGCAAAAATAAAGTCCTGATACTCGTCTGGCTCTAATTCAGACTCGCTTGCTTGCACCAATATACGTTGCAAAGATGCTTTAGCTACTTGCGCTACTGTTGCCATGAAAATGTTTCCTTTACCATTGAGTTCTAGCTTTCTTTTTAGATGCGTTACTAAGCTCGCCATAATGAAGCAAAGGCTTGGAAGTCTTTCCCATTTTAGCGCCTGTCATTACAGTACCGTCAGTATGTTTGTGTGTTTTGCCAGAGAACAACTTACCGCCTTTGTCGTAATGATTTACATTTTTCATTATGTATTTTTCCAGCCGATTGATAGTGCGTGTTCTACGCTATCAGGGTTTACTTCTAATTCTGCACCGCTTGGTTTAGACATTACAAACAAACCGTTAGTATTTGGTAGGTCTTTTTTTTTTACTTTTGCTTTGGGTTTAGTTTTTGCTTTCATTAATTCCATGATACTTTTTCCTTATAGTAAAAAAAGGGGCAGCCGAAGCCGCCCCAATCTATTTATCTACCGAAACCTTGACCAGCAAAGAACGGGTTCATCACACCATAAGCAGGACGGAAATCAATACGTACCTTTTGCTCATTAGCTAAGAATGAAGCACCACGGCTAATACGGAATTGCAAACCATCTTCTGTGGTTGCAACAGTATCAGTGCTGTAAAGTTTCTTCATAGGTACTGAACCTACTGAGAACGCTTGCTTGTTCCAGAACATATTCGGCTGGATAACTTTAGAAGCTGCCCCACCTAGTGTTACTACATCACCAATCGCCAATGCAGAATCAACAGTGTTATAAGCACCTGTTGCTTCAAAAATAGCGGGTCCTGTAATTATTAAAGTACCAACACCAGAACCGTTTAGCGTGGTTGCTGCTGTTACTGTTCCTGAGAACAAAATAGTAGCACCTGTTTCATCAAGAATAACCTTACGTGTTGAAAGGTTCAAACGGTTACGACCTGTAACAGTTAGAGTTTCACCAGCAGCAACAAGTAAGTTTGCTTGGAAACCAGTGACTTGAATTGATTGCGTCATTGTGTCTCTAGCAGCAGAGTACGTTGGTGTTGGAGCGTTACTAACAATTGCGCCTACACGGTCAGAACCAGAACCAGTTGTGTAAGTTGACAATGTTGTAGCCGACATAACTTTCATACCAGCAAAGTTTTCAGCAATAGTAGCTCTTGAGTTTGCAGAAGCTACTTCAGGATTAACACCTAAAGAACGCTGCTCAGAAGCTAATGCACGTTGTGTGTACGGATTAACCGCATAGCACCAGCCGCCATCTTGAGGTACACCAGTAGAGGCAAGTAAGCTACCTGCTTCTGCTATATGATCCCATTTAGAAACACCTGTACCAACAACACCAGCAACAAGGCCAGTGTTCTTCATCATAAAGTCAGCAAAGTCTAATTCAAAATCAGTTTTTAAACGTGTTGCCATAGGTGCAAGCAATTGGTCTAACTGATCCATTTTTAATGCTTCGTCAGCTTCATCGTAATCAACGAAAGAAGTGAAGTATGGTTGAACAGTACCTGTTGCTTTACCAGTAATAATTGGATCAACAGTTTTGCCTGATACATCACCAGTTGCAGTACGTACCGAAACATAATCAGTGGGACGTTTAAAGTCTACTTTATCACCAGTTGATGGGTTAAATTTACCCGTTAACAACTGAGTGT